CATTACATCATCAATCATCACAGGTTTGTCTGGGTGCATCTCACTCAGAACCTCTATCAGTTCTTTTACTGTCATTGTCATCACTTCCTCCATCAGTTAAAAATAAACAATTCACAAAACTATTATAAATGAGAATTCTCAGGAAATCAAGTTTTTTCTTAAAATAAATAATAGAAACGATTGGAGGATATAAAATGCCAAGATATTTCTTTGACACAATAAAGAAGACAATAGTCCTTTTTGCTAATGAATTCAAAAATATACAAGTTCACAGACAAGCATCAGATGGTTCCTATTCACAAGTGATTCCAGTGGAACTCATCATAGCAAACAAAGCAAAATTCTACAAGAGACTTCAGAAATCAAGTGAGTCAACAAACATAGTTCTTCCTGCAATCTCCGTTTGGAATGATGCAATGGATTACAACATCCAGTTGCAGAGAAACAATCAATTCTTCTCAAAGGTCATTTCAAGACAAGATGAAGACCTGATGAAAATCCTTGGAACACCCTCTCCATTCACATTCACATTCACAGTGCTTGCAAAGACAAAATATTATTCTGACATGAGACAAATCATGGAATCAATCATTCCCATCTATCAGCCAAGAGTCACAAGAAAGATTCAGCTGATTCCTGAGTTTGATTTGTCACTGAACATTCCAATCATTCTTGACTCTGTGACACCAAACTTTGAACTTGAGACAGGTGATGACCCAGAGAGCATCAGGTCACTTGAGTGTGAGTTCTCATTCAGGGTCGAATCTTGGGTGTTTCCTCCAATTGAAGAACAACACATTGCAAGGACAATCAAGGTGTCTGGGTTTGACATCACAAGTGACAAATCACCAACAGACATTGTCAACAATGATTTGATTTCTTTCTCTGGTGTCAACAAGAGTGTCATAGAAAGCAGAACACTGACAACAAAAGTAAATGGTGTTTATAAGTTGAATGTTTCTGACATCATCTCAACACATGGAGAATTCTTCAATGTCAGAGATGACAAAGGTGATGTTGCATTTGTCTTTGAATATGACAACAATGAATGTTATGGAAAGGACTGGCTTGTCCCTGAAAGTCTTTCACTGAACAAGACTGGCAATATTTTCATCAGAACAAATCACACAACTGTCTTAGATGAACTTCCTGAAAGTTGGAAAATCACATTCTGGACAAATCCAACAAGAAATCATCAGATTGGACAAAATGTTTTCAGACAATATCATGACTTCAATTATAAGACATTTTCTGGTTTGAGAATAGAGAGACAGAGAGAAATTGATTTGTGTTATGTTGATGAAGGTGACCTCTGGATTTATTCTCCTAATTCAACATCTTCTACAATGCAGAAAGTTTTTTGTCAGAGTGACTTCTCTGATTTTGAGGAGTTCAGGATTGGACTTGTTGATTTTGAGTTTGAGGAAGAAAAAATCATTGCTGGTGTCAGAAGTCTTAGTGGAGATGAAATCACTGTAGAGACGGGTTTAGAAGCTGTAGAAGGTGAATATAACTTCAACATCAAAGAGAATGGAATAGTCATAGACACATTCATGACAACAACTCTTCCAACAGAGATTGTTTTCACAAAAGGAAAGGTGACACTTGCAGGAAATGAGACAACTATCTCAGATTCTTATTTTGTGTTCTGGATTGGAAGTAATTTTGATGCAGTCTTCAGATATGATTACATCAGAGGATATTAGACATCATCATTCGTCCACCTCTATGAAAGTGGGAAGTTGAGATGTCAACCAACTTTCTTTGAACATCCACCATCGTTTACCTCTTCATCATAAACAGCCCAAGGATGTGTGTCACAATAAGAACAGTCACGAATATCTCTTGTTTTATTGAACTCAACAACTTTCCCACAATATTTATTCATCAAAGAGTTCCAGTCTCTACCAATTTCAGGAAATTGTTTTACTTTGAATTTCTTAGTCTTCATCCCTTTATCACTCCAAGTGGTTTCAGCTCAACAACAATTTCAACCAAGTCTTTCTGATTGTTCATGACTTCATTGATGTCTTTGTATGCTCCAGTTGCTTCATCTAAGTCTGAAACATTTCTCACTCCATGTATTATGCCTTGTTCATCAAGTCTTTTGATTTCATCTTCAAGAATGAGTTTCTTCTGAGCTTCATTCCTTCCCATCTTTCTTCCAGCCCCATGAGAACAAGAACAGAAACTTTCAGGATTGCCAAGTCCTCTGACAATGTATGATGAACTTCCCATGCTTCCAGGAATGATTCCAAATTCAAACTCTTTTGCAGATGTAGCACCCTTTCTATGAATCATGACATTCTCACCAAAATGATTTTCCATTCTTGCATAGTTGTGAGCTATGTCAAATCTGTATGAAGTTTGCATGAATCTTATACCATTATCACGAAAGATTCTTTCAATGTCTGACATCATCTTTTTCCTGTTTGCTTTTGCAAATTCAACACAATAATTCATTTCGGCAAGATAATTTCTTGCTTCTTGTGTGTTAAGTGGAAGAAATGCAAGTTGGTGTTCTTTTGGAACACTGGAATGATATTTCTCATTCAAATCAACTGCAATCTTGTTGCCATGGTCAGCAACTTTCTTTCCAAGGTTTCGTGAACCACTGTGAATCATCACCCAGACAAAACCATCACTTCCTTTCTGAATCTCAATGAAGTGATTTCCACCACCAAGGGTGCCAAGTTGTTTTCTCGCTGAATCCATTTCATTTTGAATAAAAAGGTCTTCAGGTTCCACCATTGGAATTCTCTCTGCAACATCAACCAGATTTGGAAGTTCTCCCTCATCACAATTTTCTTTTCTGTGTTTGAAACCAACAGGAATCTCATCTCTGATTTTGCCCATGATTTTTTTGAGAGTGTTTTCATCAAAGTCTTCAACTCTGACAGATGTTCTCACAGCAGACATTCCACATCCTATGTCAACACCTACAGCGTTTGGAATGACAACTCCTTTAGTTGCTATCACTCCACCAATTGGCATGCCATATCCTTGATGGCAATCTGGCATCAATGCAACATGTTTGAAAAGGAATGGAAGATTTGCAAGATTCTCAGCTTGAGCGAGTGCACAGTCTTCAACATTAGGACACCACGACTTGACTGGAAATTTGTGTGTGCTAAATACTTTCATCCGTTTCCTCCTTATTGACTCTTCTATTATCATCATATTCACATTCTTCACAAGGGAATTTCTGCTTGACCTGACATAAAACGACTGGACAATTGGTATCACCATACTTACAACCATGTTTTGCACAACAATGGTTCACATGAACACCCCATTGTTTTTTAGGCATTGTTTTTATTTTTGATTTTCTAATAGTCATCACTCACTCCATCTAAAAATAAACAACTCACAAACTCTATATTAATGATAAAAACAAAAAAATCAAGTTTTTTCTTGAAAATAAATAAAAATGTACAAAGGAGGAAGTCAAATGCTCATAGGAATAGATGCTTCAAAGAATGGAACTGGAATATGTATAAGAGGGAAATCAAAAACCATTCTATACACTTACACAAAACACCTTCCAAAGAAAATCAAAGAGTTCTATCTTGACAATAATGACTTCACTGTCATAGCAAAACAACAAATATATCCTGACACTCTTTCTGATTTTGAACAATTGAGACACATCAGAGAAACAATTTTCAAAGACATCTCACCATTCATCATAGGAGATGCAAAATTCTTCTTTGAGGGATATTCAATGGGAGGAAATGGAAGAATAACAATGCTTGCAGAACTGACTTCATTGCTGAAAGATTCTGTCTATGAGATGGGATATCAAATCAATGGAATCTTTGCTCCTACATCTGTCAAAAAAGTTGTTGGTGGAAAGGGAAACATGAAGAAGGATGAAATTTATGACACATGTTGGAATGATTTGCAACTGAAAGAGTTGATGAACAAGATAGAAGAAGATGGTCACAAATTCAAAAACGATTGTTGGCAGATTGATGTTCTTGATGCATGGGCTGTTTCAGAGATGGGAAGAATTCAGGAGCAATCATGAAATTCTGTCACTGTATGCTATGGATAACAAATCCAAATGCCTGTTTGAATTGTGAGAACAATGATGAATATGAAACGGTAGAATTTCCAGAAGATGATTTTATAGGAGAAGATGATGAGCGATGAAATGAATGAACTTGAACAAGAACTTGGTTTGACTGCAAAAGTTGTCCTCAACCCAGACAAAGAAGAACAACAGTTCAAATATCTTGAGGATGATGCGAAGGACAGCATGAAACAAATCAATGAAGTCATCTCAGAGGTGAAGGAACAAATAGAAGCACTCAACTCTGGGTCAAATGAAGAAGGTGACAGAAGCAAAGCACTTTCTGACATGATTGACAACTACCAGAAACTGATGATAATCAAACAGAAATATTCCACTCACCTGATGGACATCTACAAAAGAAAGAAGAGTGAAGTCAAAGTGACAGAAGAAGATGGTTCAACACCAAAGAAGGGATTGACAACAACTGAGTTGAAAAATCTCATGGAACAAGAAAAGAGAAAAGAGAGTCCAGTAGATTTTTAGGAGGCAAAACATGAATTTCAAAAATTTGATTTCAGAAGATGGAACATCTGTGTCACTTGGCAGAGTTTCTTTCTGGATGGTGTTTGTATTGCTCATCTGGTTTTGGATTCGAGCTGGACTGAAGATTGATGTCAATGTGACAATCCCAGATGCACCTGAGAGTTTGCTCTACAGTTTCTATTCATTGTTGCTCTACAACACTGGAAAGAAGTTCACTGGAATCTTCAATGGCAAGGAAAAGAAGATTGAGGTTCATGATTAGAAATCTTCATCAATCTCAATGATGGTTGGCATTCCTGCTGGAACAGTTCTTATTGAAACAATTCTCATGCTGTATCTTTTTGGTGTGAAAGTGAAACTTCCAAAAAGAAGAAATTCAACAATTTCACTTTGTGACATTCTTCGTTCATTACCATTCTCATCAACAAATCCTCCATCTGACCACATCGCCATCTCATCCTCCATTTAAAAAT